TCACGTAGTGTGATCGTGCATAATGCGTACGCCCTCCGTCGCTCGCACATCGTCCCGGCGTACATGTACACACCAACCCCATGAACCCCGCATCATGTACCCGCACGATCCCGCATAATGCACGTCCGCTCCGTCGCCCACGCGACACCCCCGTACACACGCACTTCCTTCCTTCGAGAACTACGTTCTCTCGAAAGGAAGGGTCGAATATAACGACACTCCGCCCTTAGCGGGATGGCTTGAGGCCACCCGCAGGGCTCAAAAAAGGGAAGGTAGGTCTAGGTATCGACTTCACGACCCAACGACACTACGACCTCTCGATCCGCTATCCGCTCGAACGCCACAGGCACTACAGGGACCCCACACCAACAGGCTAAAGGGGAACCGGAAACGCAGCCGATCAAGAAGGGATGGAGATCCCGGAGCAATGAACGTCGCAGGCGTAACTTACAGATCGTACACGTCACATACCAGCGACGACACACAAAGTCGAACCGTCCGACCCAGACAATCTACCCACCACACACTCACTGGCGATAGGTGCAGGCAGGATGGGTATTGGGCTGAGATTGTCAGGAAGCTTGTATGGTTGCCCCTAGAAGGCGTTTTTGGGGGTCAGGGTATGCCTACGTACCAGTTTAGGCACATCGGTGTCTTCTCGTCGATTTCCCAGACTCCTCTGCTCCGGTTGTACTTTTTTATACCATATAAGCCACTTGTATGCTATCCTACTTCACATGAATGAACAAGATATCGAAACCGCACTCAGGGATGTAGAAGCTCTTAAACTCGCTGATGTAGATAACGACCTATTGACATTAAGAACATCCCTTCAATCTGTATATCCAGTTAGTAATAGCACCTCTACATAACTATGGCAAAAAATAGTAATAAACACTATACACAAGAGGAACTTGAACAGCTCAGGAAACTTTATATCGAGGAGAACCTCTCCGTAGAACAGTGTGCCTCCATCCTCCGTAGACCTGTCCACGGTATCAAAGCAAAGATTAAAGAAAATAAATGGAGTGACATTAAACAAACCTTTCAGGAGTCCATGCAACTTGCTGATTCAAGGGCAAGGCAACTCTCCAAAAAAACCGAAGGTTTGACTGAAGAGTTCTTAACGGACCTCGCCCGTAGGTCGGCTGCCGCTACGTCCACTGCCTTCGACCACTTCGAGGAGCAGGCCAACGCGGGTGATCTATACAAGATGGAAACTGCGATCAAGATCGCTGACAGGGCCTCAAACATCGCCCGGAAAGCCATGGGATTGGACGGTCCTGGAGCCAGTAAGCCAGGTAGCGTCACCTTTAATGTCTACTATGCCGCGGACGCACCCGTGCGTAAGGTGAAAAAAGTGGAGCCTGATGACGATAACTCAGATAACTCTGACGCTTCGGTAGATATCTAAGGACGCTCGCAAATATTCAAGTTAGGATCACTACCGCTATTTTGTTCGCACAATAGTCATTATGTCTAATTCGTATATCTGCGTCATCAGCTTCGCATATTTGCGTCACCATCTGATTCTGGGTCATCCGGATGGTGATCGATACCCCCACCACCCCATTGCAGTCCACCCGGATCGATACCCACCCCCACCGCCCCCAGGGGGTGGCCCCCACCCCCGCTGGCCGGAGGCTACCGCATTCATCATACTACCCAGACAACGGATACTCCCATTTTTTGCTTGTGATATATTCTAACATCGTAGATAACCAACCTTCCGCAAATAAAGTGTGCGTTTTTCTAACAAGGTATGATATAGTGATTAGATGAGTGAATTAAGAGAAGAGTTAAAAGATCGAGCCGTAGAGGGCGATAACATGCCTGGACGTTTGGAGTTGGACGTGACATCGAAGGGGGTTGAGATATCGGTATCTACGTTAAGCGGCAAGGTATTGAGTAATGAAGTGTATGAGTTTTCTGTGAGTAGTGGAAGTATTTCCTTCGAGGAAGTATTTTCAACTAGGGAGAGGGATGTGAGTGCTCACATGGGGATAGAGACAGCGTTGGAGGATGTGATTTACCATGCTGGGCAGTTGAGTCGTGAATTTTGGGAGGCGAGTGATGAGTAAATTTGAGATAGGATCGATAGCGGTGCAGTTCGATTGCGAGTGGGGAGTGTTTCCGGCGGGTTCGGATTCGTCGTTGTGCTATGCGACGAGTAAGGAGAGGGCGGAGTGGATTGCGAGAGCACTGAATGAGGCAGTGGAGATGCGTGATCGTTTGGAGGAGATTACAGGGGATCGTTATCCCTTATGTGTGGAGGGCAAGAAATGAAGACTGACCGCGTAAATTTGAATGTAGTGAACGAAAGGAACGAAATGATAGAATCGAAGAGAATAGACAGCCCGGCGGAGGATAAGCCGGAGTACCCGAAGTTAATGATCCATGTTGATGGAGAGTTCGTCGTAATGTTTACGGACATCTGTAGGGGGGTAGTGGTTGAGAGTAATTATGAGAGAACCGTAGTGGGTCACCATAGTGAATTTTGGACACAACAAGAATTCAAGCCCTACACTGGAGTGGTGGAGTTAAGGAATGGCTGATGTGGATTTTACCGAAACAATTACACACCTCTCGCTTTGTAGCGGATATGACGGAATTGGGCTTGGACTCAGAAGAGTTTGGCCAAATGTCCGAGAAATCGCTCATGTGGAGATCGAAGCTTTCGCAGCAGCGAACCTGGTCACAAAGATGGAAGCGGGAGAGTTGGGTGAAGCACCTGTCTGGACGGATCTTAAGACGTTCCCGGCATGGAGATTTCGAGGATGCGTGGACATCCTCAGTGCTGGATTCCCGTGCCAGCCGTTCTCTTGTGCAGGAGCAAGAGCAGCCGACGACGATCCCCGACACCTCTGGCCCCATGTCCGACAAGCAATTGGACTTATTCGACCAGGGATGGTTGTGCTTGAAAACGTCGAAGGAATCATCAGCAGCAAGCTCAAAGGAAGCGACTGGAACGACCCGGAAGGAACTCCAGTATTGCTCCATGTCCTTAGAGAGTTGGAAAGAACAGGTTATCGCTGTACGTGGGGCGTATTCTCAGCGAGTGAAGTCGGGGCAAGCCACCAGCGGAAGCGGGTGTTCATCGTCGGGGTGGCCGACACCGAAGGCACAAGAACCTGGATGGACTCCAGAGAATGCAGAGACGAAGGAGGGAACTCCTGTGGAGGTGGGACAGAGGGCATACGACAAGGAGACGGGGTCACACAGAACATGGGGATTGAGTCAAGCGACACAGGTAGTAAAGAACTGGGCAACCCCGAACACGATGGATTACATGCCGAGTCGGAGTCCGGAGGCATTACAAAGGCAGTTCGATTGGGCCCGAAAAGGGAGAACTGCACCAGCGAATCTGAGGGAGCAAGTAGACCCGAAGAACTGGCCAACCCCACAAGCTTCGGAGGGGGACAAGATTACGGGGCTGGAGAAGCAGGACTCCTTGACCAAGCGGATGCGGTTCAGCGAGGATGGCCAGCAAGACCCGGAGAGCAGCAGTACGAGTGGGAAGAACCTCGGACAATTGAACCCAGATTGGGTGGAGCAACTAATGGGACTTCCAGTCGGGTGGACCCAACTACCCATCGAGTGGACCGTCTCCGACTGCTCGGAAATGGAGTTGTGCCAGGAACCTGCGAACGAGCAGTGAGAGTGCTATTGGAGGAATTAATGGAATCAGAATTATGAGTGAAGAAGCAAAATACAGTGAGTTAAGTTTGAGTCGGCTGAAGGCGGACTTGAGAGGGTACAGGCCGGCGGTGGTGCAGGACAATGCCCCGAACCGGCATTTGATACTGGGGGGAGGTGGACCACTAGGGGAGGAGATCATTCTGTTGTATTTCGATGGGTATTTGGAAGTGAGCAGTGACTTGGGGAGGCATACAGTGACGGGTAGGGGTGATATGCTGGAGTGGATTGTGAGGGATGGGGATATGTTGGTGACGAATGCATTGTTGACGTCCAGCTTTTCTTTCAACCGCATGGCGAAGTGGATTGTGACAAACGAAAAGTACTGGCGGAGGTCGATTAATTTGACACCGGAGAGTATTGACGGGTTTGACTGGGATGCATTTGTGGATGGGGTATGGGCTCGGTTTGATGACTGTGTGGATGGCGGGACACCGGAAAACCAGGAGGAGTTTGAGGAAATTTATGAGGAGCTGGAGGGAATTCTGTGTCGCAAAAAAGCGATGACGGGACCGGAGGCGTATCGATGGGCGGAAGACTACGAGCGTAATGGATTCAACTTGAAGGGGATGTGGGAGGAAGACACACGTGACTTGTTGCTGAGTTACGTGTGGAGTTACCGGATTGGCTATTTGGTGAGTAAGATGTGGAAGGAGGGGGAGTTGTGAGTTTATTCAAGCGAAAGCACATTCGGAGGAAATCGGAGAAGCCAGCGGCGAAGACCTCGGAGGAGATTTTGGCTCAGTGGGGATTCAGTAGTCCAGAAGAGGTAGGGAAGTTGGCTACTCAGTTGACGGCGAAGACGACGGTAGAGATGGCGGAGAAGACATTGGGGATCAGCTTGAGGGGAGGTCAGAAGTGACAATTTCAAGCCACAGGACAGCATGTGTGTGCGGCTATGCATGCGTAAGGGAGGAGGGGGTCGCTAGGGGTTCTTGTATTCTTCCCCACTCATAATACCCTCAACCTGTCCTGTGGCTATAATTTAGAAGAATGATATGAAGACAGAATTGATTAATAAAATACGTGAGGGATTCACTACATTCCACACGAATCATGACATGGAGCCGGAGGATTTGATAATAGGAACCCAAACGGAGTTGGATTTGAGGGCGGAGTTGTCGGAGTATCGGAAGCGAAACCATCAAAGCCACCGGGATTTGCCTTATACATTGGATGGATCAAAGTATGCTGGCATGTACATTCATGTGTTGAGGTCGAGACCCCGTGCTTTATGGATAGGGAAGTTGAGTGCATTTTAATAGGGAGAAGAATGATATGACAAAGAAAGAGATAAAGAAGCAGATGTTTTTTATTCACCATGGGACTTATCCATTTGATATTCTGGTTGATATTGGTATTCACACAGATAAGCAGCTTCAGAAGTTCTTAAAGAAAGAGAAGGGGATCACTTTAGATCCTGATAGCATAGAAGCGTTAGAGACGTGTTCGATTACAGGTGGTCGAACAGTGATGTTATCCGGTGGTGCAACAATCATGCGAGTTTCGAATGACTCAGATACTTTTCATGAGTTTTTGGCTCATGAGATATTCCATGCGGTAGAATTCTTGTTTGATCGTATAGGGATTCAATTGAGTCGAGAATCAAGTGAGGCGTATGCGTATCAGATAGGATGGTTACATAATCAGGTGTATCAGAAGGTAAAGTTATGACAAACGAAGAGACAGAGGTAGACTACATTGGTGTACCAGGACGTATTTTGTTCCTTCCGCTGGGGACGGAGCGGATTCGTGACATTGAGGGCAAGTTGTGGCGTGTAGAGCGTAGCAGTTATATTGGATGGCGTGGAATGGATCACCATAAGATAGTGGAGGAATTGAAGGATGAGTGATTTAATAGTGGAGAAAGACCCGGAAGGTCCACAACCAATCATGGTGGCTGTTGATTACGACACATTAAACGATGCCATGGATTGTCTCAGTACGGGAGTTGAGTATGCGAAGGAGGCGTTGGCGGAGCATGATGCCAGCTTGGGTCGCAGTATTCGGAAAAATCGGATCTGGGCGGAGCAGATTGAGTCTGAGATCCGTCAAATGGAGAAGAGTTTGAAAGTGCTGGAGGAGAGGTTGCCGAATTTATGAATAAAGCAAAGTATATATTTGGAGATATCGTTGTGGTAGATGGCGATTTGATCGGTTGCATCGTGAAGACATGGGTATCTGAACTTGGGGTACAGTACGAGGTCTATGTTCGTATCTACAATGCGATAAAAAATTACGATGAGGAGAAGGTGCAACGGTATATCTATTCAAAAGAACTTTCAGAAGAGGAGAAGTCTTGGCATGAATGATTACGAAGAAGAGTTGACGGCGGTATCCGCAGAGTTGGAGGTATCGGAGAAAGAGATCCTGGGGAATGCCCGGCCTGGGGATGTGGCGTTGGCTCGCCAGGTCTTCTATTATATCCTGCGTGTACGGGGGAGATCATTTGGGCAGATCGCCAAGATGTTAAAGAAGAGCAAGAGCACGGTGTCCCGGGGTGTGGCGTTGATCGAGTTTGAGCGTGGTCATGGCGGTTGGATGGAAGGGGTGATTGAGGGTATTGAGGAGAGGTTGAAAAAAGTTGAAGAGGGGGCTTGACAGGTGTTAGAATTTCTAACAAAGTGTAAAGGATATGAAAGTACCCGACCTTAAAGAAACCATTCACACAAACCCTGACCACCTCCGCAAGGTGGCGTTGCATTACTTGGCATGAATACCCTGATCTACATACTGGCGGCCATCGGAGCATTTTCTATAGTGTTCGCGGTAGGCTTCATTATTTGGGCATTGGTTTTTCGTTGGCGTGAGACCAAGCGGGGTGAAAGGTGTTGGGATGAGTGAGGAACCACGAATGGACACGAATAGACACAAATTGGAGGAGCTGAAGCGGGAGTTTTTAATTCCAGTGACAAAGCGTTATTTGCAAGGGAAGGTGGATAAAAAGCTGTATCCGATTGATGCAGGCGAGAGCATGCTGGAGTATGCGATTTCTTGCCAGGGTGGCCCACGGAAATGTACTCAATGTAATAATCGTTTTACGAGCTCGGCGGCGGTGTATACAGTTTGTCCGAGTTGCCGGGATGCCAGCCAGCTAAAGAAGTTTTTAGATGCTCGTGAGGAAAAGCCGGGCAGTGTGATTATGAGTCTAGTGACGGGGGATTATGGACACAGTCTGGAGGATTTTGAGGAGTTGGCTTTGGATCTTTGTGAGCCGGGGCAGGATTTGTGTAATGACGCGATTGTGTGGCATTGCCGGTTGGTGAATCCGAGTCCAAATCGGCCCAGGGTGTTGGATTGGGATGCCATTGCAGAGGATTACCAACCCATTGATGCGGATTATGTAGAGCCAAGTGAGGAGGTGCAGGCGGCGATTGATGCGTTTAATCAGGCATTGAAAAAGATGGAGCCGATTTCATACGGGCCGCATTGGGAGACGCGGCTGCCGATCGGTGAGGCGTTTCTAAAAAGGGAGGGGTTGGTATGAGTGAGGCCAGGATCAAGCCGCTGAAGTGGGAGTGTGACGCGAGGGACAAAAGTGTTTCTGTGGCATTCACTCCGATAGGTCGTTACCAAGTAAAAAAGCGGGAGAAATGGGGGTGGGGATGCCGGGTGCTTTCAGTTGATGGAGTGCAATTGCAGTACTCTGATCACAAGACGGAAGCTTTAGCGAAGGCTCGTGCGGAGCAGTATCACGAGGGGATCGTAAGGGGGTTATTGCTTTAATTACTAACTAAAACTATGAAAACAAAAGAACAAATCAGACACGACTTTGAGCAGAACCACTACCGTAAGCAGCGGGAGTTGGTCGATGCGGGGAAACTCGACTATTGGTCGTTGAGCGAGAAGAATAAAAAAGGGATTTTGCAGCAATGCAAAGATGAAGGAAAAAAATATCGTAATCTCAGTTGGATGGCAACAGAGTCTTTAAGTGACAATGATCCAGCCGTAGGCACTTCATCTGATATGATGTTTCATTACACTGAATACTATTACCGCCGCCTCGACCCGCTTCCGACAGAGGAGGAATCTGAAGAAGTAGCTGAGTTGAAACAGCAGATTGAGAACCTGACAAAAAGACTTGAGGCAGAAAGAGCCGACGCTCTGAAAAAAATACAGGGACTCAACGTAAAGGTGAGTGATCAAGAAAAATTTCTTGAGGAGCTGCTTGAGGAAAAAGAGAAGGAATTTCAGCGGCAAACAAATAAGCTAGAGAAGAAATTATCCCAACAAACAAATTTAGCCACGCTTGCTACCGACACAGCTCAAGACAGATTGCAGGAACTCATCAAGCAAAAACAAGAGAATGGTCGTTTATTAGACGAGCTGCAACAGAAAGAAGTTTTGATTGAGAACTACCGTAAAGAAGAGGCGGCTCTTTATCAAGACATCCGTACCCTCGCAATGAAGTTGGCATGAACTGGATACTAACACACCTTGAGGGGACTGAGTACATTGCTGGTGAGAGAGACCATGGTGTCTTCACGAAGATTCACGGGAAGATTGATCACCAGGAGGATGGTTTTCACTGGGCGGCGTTCCGGGGGCGTAAGGTGATCGTGGGAGAGTGTAAAACTTTTGGGGAGGCTACCACGGCGGTTGAGCGAGCCCTTGAATCAAATAACCTGAACCAATAACGCAAAAATGAAGAATGTAAGAACGGTAAAAGTGAAGGCTTCTAAAGAAAAGTCAGAAGGCAGGGGACATGGGATGTTTCGGGATGTCGATAAGGCATTCAAGGAAGTCTTCAAGCGTCGGGGAAAGCCGACACCGAAGGTCAGTAATCATCGAGTAATGGAGTCGGAGTATTTGGAGATTTGGCAATGAGTTACAACTGGCACAGCGAGGACTTTAACCAAAAGCTGCGGGAGCACGAACGCTACCTCGATAATCTCATGGATCACAACAATGGTGAAGAGGAAGAGCGGGAGTACGACCCGGAGGATGATATCGACGATGACGACCCTCGGTTGGAGCGTATGAGGGAGAGGTGTCCACGGAATTTCCCCTAAGAAGGAGAAAACAGGAAAGTAAGAACCGGGGCGAGGGGTTGTGAACTCCCCTTCATTGAGTCGCTGGCATGCCGACGAGACCCACGCATGCAAGGGGTAGCCTTCGGGTTGCCCCGTTTTGTTTTAGGGGTTGCATAAGTCCCTCGGCTGATTGATGGATTGTCTGCTATACTGCTTCCCATCGCATGAGATACTACCTAGATACTGAATTTTACGAAACACCTGGATCAATTGAGTTGATCTCTCTTGGTATGGTTTCTGAGGATGGCCGAGAACTGTACTTTGAGACTCCTGAGTCCAGGAAACTTAGTCAGCAAACACCATGGCTCTTCGATAACGTCCTCCCTCACCTGAAGGCGAAATATGACGTTGAACGGGCAAATGATGTTGAACAGAAAAAATTAATCTTGGACTTCATCGGCGACGACAAGTCTCCAGAGTTCTACGGATACTACGCAGACTACGATTGGGTTGTGTTCTGCTGGATCTTTGGCCGAATGATCGACCTGCCTGAGCATTTCCCTATGTACTGCATTGATCTTAAACAGATATTGGATGCGGCTGAGTTAAGAATCCCTGACTCAATGAAGCCTGTTAGCACTCATGATGCATTAGAGGATGCCCGATACCATAAACGTATCCACGATTGGATTTTACAGTTATGAATGAACTAAACCAGGTCGAGCTTACGCAAATTAAGAACCGTCTTTTCGGTCAATACTGCATCAACTCCCCCAGTCTCGGGCCCTTTGAGTGCTTTCGAATGGCTCCAGGTATCCTGGCAGTCCCGAATCTTCCGGAATGGGCGAAAAACATGTTCCGGACCCAGCAAATCGGGTTCTTTGACAAGAAAACTCCGCAAACCGTCAACCGATACTGGATGAGATCTGGCGGAGGTCAACCAATGGTGCTCAACCAGGGTGATTGGTTCGTAAAAGTGTGCGATGAACCGTTGCAAATCAATCGCTACACCCCGGAAGCCTTCAATTTAAAGTACGGGGCGAAGGAAATCATTGCTCCGGCGGGAATTGAGGCTCCAATGGAGCGAACGGTCGAGGTTTATGCCCCTACGCATGATGAAATCGTGTTGGCAGGCGAGATTGAGACTTATTTGGAAGTCGCTTGTGCAGGGGGAGTGTCCAAGGCATACTACCATTACCTCGAAGTCGCCAAAGACATGCTCCGGACAGGTCCATTAAAGAACCGGATGGAGCCAATCCGGAAATATTTGGCAAAATTGGCGGAAAAAGGAGGGCAAGTGTACCAATCGAAGTATTACAAGCTGCTTTCGCAGGCAGTGGAGTTTATGGATGGTGAGGAATGATCACCCGCTATGATTACGAGTTCCCTGACGACTGGGACGACCTGAAGATAGAGCTTTGGTGCTTGGCGAATGCGGAAGACACGCATCTACACCTGAAGCACTGCATGTTCATGCTTTGGCCCCATCTCTACACGGGCGAAATTGCACCAGGTGTCCCTCGATGGAGGGCGGATCTGGAGCTAATGACGTGGGCTTGGTCGAATTATCGGACGATGACGGTGATTGGACACGCCTCCGCCGGCAAGACGCATACAATGGCCCATATTGCCTATACGCACTACCTAGCGGACGCAGCGAACACGATTATTACCCTGACCTCGACCCACCTTCCAGGACTCAAGAAGCGTCTCTGGTCCGACGTGGTGAGTGCTCACAAAACCTCAATCATTTCGCAGAGTGGGGCGGACTGTATGCACATTCGCCCGTACGACATGACGATTCGGCCAGCCCAGAACCCGAAAGAGGACAAATACATCATTGAGGGGATTGCTGTTGACCGTGGCGAAGAGGCAGTGACCCGAATTCAAGGAAATCACTCCCGGAATCACCGTTATGTGATCATTGATGAGGCTGAAGGTACGCACCAAGCGATATTTGATGCAGCATCCAACTTGATGACCGACAATGACTTCCGATGGGCGATGCTGGCCAACCCTGAGAATGAGAATGGAGAGTTTGGAAGTTGGTGCGAGCCGACACATGGTTGGAATTCCATCGACCCTGACGAAGATTTGCATTGGGAGACTGCAAGAGGTGGGGTTTGTGTTCGCCTTGATGGGTTGAAGTCGGCAAACTTCCGCGACCCTGCACCCGAAGGCAAAAAGCCGTACTTCCCATTCCTGATCGACCAAGCGTATGTAGACCGGATCAAAAAAGCGTATGGTTTTGAATCTGCAAGATGGTGGATATTTGTGCGTGGATGGTTCCCGCCAGCGGGGTCCATGGGCTCCATCTTCTCAAAAAACATCCTTGGACATGCCCTGGAGCGGATTTTGTACAACTATCCACCAACGCCATGTGCTACGCTGGACCCTGCGTTTGAAGGGGACGACGAATGTATTTTGCAGTTTGGTGAGTACGGAGCGGCGAACGGGTCCGACTACGCCTTCAACTTTATTGAATCCGTCACTGTGAAGGCCCAGGTACAGATAGGCGGCGAACCCCTAGACTACGTGATTGCCCATGAGGTCATGCGTGAGTGTGCCTTGAGGGGCGTTCGACCGGAGAACTTCATTATGGACACCACTGGAGCAGGACGTGGTGTTTACGCGATCCTTCGAAAAGAGTGGGGATTGATCAATAAATGCGACTTTGGCGGGAATCCTAGTGACCGGAAATTGCGGGCCTATGACGATTCGACCTGTGCGGACTTATTTGATCGATTCGTGACGGAACTTTGGTTTTCGTGCCGGGTCTTCATGGAAGCCGGATTGATCGGGAATGTGACGATCCGGGAAAAGAAGCTTCGGGAACAATTGGCGGCTCGGAGGTTCGAAATGAAGTCCAAGAAAGAGTCGATTGAGACCAAGAAGGATATGAAAAAGCGGTTGGGGTATTCTCCTGACCATGCGGACGCATTTGTGCTGTTTACAGAGCTTTTGAAAAGAAAAGGTGCGATTACCGAGGATACTGCTGTAGTATTAAGGGATGTGCAGGCAGAGATGGACAGGGCAGTTGCGTATAGCGAGACACAAGTAGAGGAGTTCAGTCATGGAAACTTCTAAGAAATTTTTAAAAACAGTGGAAACCGTACCGCCTGGTGGATGGAAATACATTGACCCAGACTCGAAACTAGAGATTCTGGGAACGTCATTTGATAGGCTCAAAGATCAAGTACTGACTCATCGGACGTACTTAGGGAACGACACAACCAACTACCCGGATGAAATCGAACATCAGATTTGTTCGAGGATTCCGGAGTCCTGGGTGCAGGACGAACCGAGGCCACACAAATGAATACTTTGGAGATAGAGGTAAAAGAACGCAAGGTGGGTGACGCACAGTCTGCCCATACGCTTTACACCAAGATGCAGAAGCATCACGAAGAGCGGGAAAAAGGCTTTGCGTTGATTGAGAACCAAATCAACGGAGGTAAACCCTACGACCCAGCAAAACTGGCACAACAAGGCCAATCATGGCGAGCCAACTTCAACTTCGGAGATGCTGCCAGTGCATTAGAGCAGGCCCAAGTCTCCTACTGGAGATTATTGCACGATACCAGCAACCTCATCAACGTGGAGATCCATACGGATCACCCAGACCGTGACCGATGGGCTCAAACCATTATGCAAAACTTCAATCGATTCATTGAGGATTGGGGTGATGAGTATGTGTTGAATTATTTGAACTTTTCCCGAAACCATTTGCTGTATGGAGTCGGTCCAATCCTTTTCCCGAACCGAGATACGGCACGTTGGAAGCCAGTCCGAACCAATGACATTATGGTTCCCGACCGGGCTCCCGCATCTTCCTCCAACCAGGATATACTTTTGGTGAAAGAAGAGTTTTCGATCTCCCAACTATGGGAAAGAATCCGCACCGAAGAGAACAAGAAGGCATCGACGGTTCGCGGGTGGAATGTGGATGGGATCAAGAAACTGCTCAATCATTCCATCCGTGGTAACAAGAACACTGACACTCAGGACTGGGTGAAGGTTGAGGACCGTATCCGGAACAAAAGTACTCAGCTTTCCGAAGAGCATGGTATGATCGAAGTCGTCACCATCTACGTGAAGGAATGGGATGGGAAAGTGTCCAAGATCATCTTCAGTGACAAGTTTGTTGAAGCGGGATTCATTTTTGACGATTACAACACCAGCTTCCGGGGCGAGGACATTTCCGATGATATTTCCTTCGTGTTCTTTGAGGTAGGCAATGGAATGTTCCACAGTGTGAGAGGGTTTGGTTACAAAAACTATCAAACCTCCATCGCAATGAACCGTTTAAAGTGTAAGATCCTGGACCGTTGCACCATTGAAGGGTTGAACTTCCGCGATAACTCCGAAGGTACACGTACCACCATCCCCATTCTCAATATGGGAGCGTACAATATCGTCCCACGCGACTTGGAGCAATTACCGAACTATCCTGGTAGTTCATCCATTAGGGATGCTATTGGAATCGTGAACGACACGGTGAACTTTAATAATGCCCGGTATCGTGATCAGTCCAGCCAAATTGAGAATACTGACACGGCAACGCAGGCCCGTATCCTTGCCAACCTTCAATCACAGGTCGAAGTTTCGAACTCCACCCTGTATCTGAAGCAGTTCGCGAAGAACATCATGGCGAAGCAATTGGAGCGGTTGATGCGTAGGGGTAATGATGATCCAGATGCCAAACTCTTTCAGGAACGGTGCTTGAAAGGTGGGCTTATTCCAAAAGAGGCATTGCACACTATGGAGTATGCAATTGGTACTGGAGCCGACCCAGGCAGAACATCCGCAGCTCTCCAAGCAGAGATCACTTTTCAACTTCTCCAATTGGCATCCAACGATGTGGATAAGACCTCGGCTATTGAGGGATACTTGGAATCAACCCTTGGGGCATCTTCGGTCAAACGATACATTAAACCAAGAGATGAACTGGAAGACCCATCTTCAAAGCGACTTGCTCAACTGGAAAATACTAGTCTCGGTGACGGCGTTCCAATTGAAGTCTCCCAGCGTGACGATCATGTGGTCCACATCATGACCCACATCGAACCCTTGATGCAAATTGTGGGGACTGCTCAAACCGTGGAGGAAGGACAAATTGGAATGCCAGCCAATGCGGGAATTCCACAGCAACCTTCACTGAGCCAGGAACAGATGATAGCACTGGAGACCAGTCTACCACACATCGAAACACATTTGCAGTACTTGTCTCAGGATGAATACAAGAATGCTGAATACCAGGAACTTTCTGCGGTGTTCAAGCAATTACAATCTACAGCCATGGGAATGATAAGGAAGATCCAGGAGGTCGCCATGGCTTTTGCAAACCAACAACAATTCGGAGAACCCGAACAATTACCAAATGAACCTACTCAAGAGTTTATTCCAGAAGGAAACCCAGCCGACAGCTTTAATTAAGCGAGTTCCCCGCATCCTCCCGACAGAACGGGAGATGACGCAGGGCGAACGTGAACGCATTGCGAAATGGTTGGAACTGCCAGACACACAAATGGCGTTGAGTTTCCTGGAGGCTAAACGTCCGTCGGTATTTCCACCAAACGGAGTGGACACATCTTCACGGCTATACCAATTACAAGGATGGGCGACCTATCGCAATGAGTTACTTGGATTAGCGACCGTGCCGAATAGAAAGGAATTCATTGAGGAAGAATTCCAGACACCAGATTTATTCAGAATATACTAAAAGGATCGAAAATGTCAGACGAAACCACACTAGAAGCAAAAGCACAAAATGATGAGAGCGTTGCCGCCCACTTGGCGGACGCTAAAGCAATTTTTGGAGAGGAGGTAAAAAATGAAAAGAAAGAGCAAACCACAGAAGAAAGCTCGAAAGAAACCAGCAAGCCGCAAGAAAACGCGGCCAATGAGTTACTGAAGAGCGTGGGGATTAATACGGGGAAAGAGGAAGCGAAGACCGAGGAAAAGAAACCCGACGACGATAGCGACCTCACCCCTCCCCCGGAAGATTCCGATAACCGAGCCCACTGGAATACTCTGAAGGAGCGGAAGAATGAAGCCCTTGCCCGTGTAGCGGAGCTAGAGAAGCAACTTGCTGAACGCCCGACAGGTGATGATGCTGCGGCGGAATCCCTGAAGGCCCGTGTGAAGGAACTGGAGACTCAGAACGAGCAATATTCTTCCCGGTTGAAAGAATTGGATTTCAAATCTCATCCAGAGTATTTCAATCAGTACGAGAAACCGATCCAAGAGGCCCAGGATACTCTGAAGCAAATTGCAGACCAAGAAGGTGTTGATATCAATGTGGAAGCCCTTTCTGCTCTCAAAGGCAAGGAATTCGCAGAGTCAGTATCTGATACTCTGGAACAGCTCTCCAGATTCAATGGGGATCGATTCTCCAGTGCGGCTCAACAACTTTTAGCAAAAATCAGTGAGCGAGATGCTATTTCGGAAAACTCCGAAGAGTTTATTCAAAAGGCCAATGAAGAGTTCCAAGCACAGACCCGTGCAATCTTCGATGAAGTGTCTGGAGCATATTCGCAAGTGCTCACACCTATGGAGATTCCTGCGGATGCTGACGACGCAACCAAGGTGGATATCGAAGCATATAATACAGAATTGAGCAATGTGGCTAAGGTCGCAGAACAATTGGCGTTTGGTAATATCGGTCAGCAAGAAGTGGCTCAAATGGCGAATGAGGCGGCTCAGTACCGATTCTTGATGAGCCAAGGATTGCAGCGAATGGCAACCAATGCGGCGGCGAGGATTGAAGCGTTGGAGACGGAGTTGAATGCGATCAAGGCAGCAGGACCGACCTACCAGCCAAGGACAACCTCGACTCAATCAACATCAATGGCAGATCTCGATCATATTGAGGCAGCAAGAGCGGCATTTGGGTAGTTGCATAACTCGCTATTGACGGGAGACATTCCCGCATTCAGATTGTAGTCAACTTAGATGTGAGGTAGTGCCTCACGGTCAATCCGCTACGAGTGACGCCGTAGTGACAGTAGATGCCTAGCAGTCCCGATGGCACGTGGACAGAGAACCTCCGGGTTGAACTGTCTTTGTGCTTCAGCCCGGTAAAACCACAACTTCAATTTATTTTTTACAATGGCTGATCTAAACAACTATTTTCGGACCCGACGGAATCAGTACCAGAAGGACACTATCCAACGCCTTTACCGGGCAAACCCGATTCGATCCCTCATCAATCACCGTGAATACGCGGGTGCTGACGGAGAGAATCCTACAATCGTTACCTACACTCACGAACTTCCTGAGACGTACCCATTCAACGCGACTGCTGCTGGCTCTGACTTGACAGACTTCGTAATGGAGCAAATCAAACGGACCAACCACGAAGGTACGACCAACACCAACTACATTGGTGAGAACAGTACCACCACGACCGATCCGAATGCGTTGCTTGCTGGAAATCCTGCGAACACTGTAAATTCTCCGGTCGGTACGGGTACTCTTGCTGACGTTGGCAATCCTACTCAGTACGAGATCCGCCGTGGTCAAATCGAGCGTACCTTCGAAATCCGCCAAATCTCCTTTGAGACGGCAGATATTGCTCTGGATGACATCAAACGATCATGGCAGGCTGCTGAGGCTGCGGGTGCATTTGGTCGATCCCTCCAGGAGTTCATTCAGGTGTTCTTCTCTGACTGGTATCGTGTGCAGAACATCAGCATGGTTACTAACAAGTATATCCCCACAGATGCTACCGCAGGGACACTTGAGGAAGATGATTACACTCAGAACTTCTCGAATGTAACCGGAGATCCTACCCCATCACAATTGGAATGGTGGCACTTGGAAGAATTGTACTGGGATTTGGTTGCTCGTGGAGTTGCTGATGAACTCGCAGTTGGTGAAGTCAACGGCCAACCTGTCCTTCCATTGGTTTGCTCTCCAAAGGTGAAGAACTACCTCTGGCGGGATGAATCCAACCTTGCACAAGACCTTCGCTGGTTTGACCCAGGTTCCCGTTTAGCCAAGTTCGGCTACAAAGGTGCAATCAAAGGTTTCATCCCTGTTATTGATGTCTTCTCAATGCGTGCTGCTGACGCAACGGCGGTTACTAACGGAACCTTCGTTTATCCAACGCAAAATGAGGCAACGAGTTTTGGCTTCCGCCATAAACCTCGTGCAGCTTATAAGACTGCTACATGCGAGGTCGCGACGATCCTTCCAATGGACGTGTACGAGTGTGTGTATGAAGCCAGTACCCCAACTGCCTTCGACGGTATGGAGTTTGATCCACAGGATTATTCCGGTGAGTTCCACTTCATCAACACCAAGACCTATAAGGGCGACAATGACCGTGGAAACCGCGGTTACTACCTTGCAGATATTCGCATTGGTGCGAAACCACGGAACCCGGATCTCGGTGTAGCGATCATGCACGACATCTCCGGGCTATAATCTTCGATCCTATCATTCACATGGGGCTGGGAGGTTTCGACCCCTCCCAGTCCCCAACTTTTAGAGAAAATGGAATCTGTAGCCTACTCAAGATCACTGCTCGCCCCGACAGTTCCGACGCGGTCGGAATTAACAAAGGAAGAACTCACAACTGCGGATAAGGCAGACATTGTTGAGTTAGACACATCGACAGAGGCGGAGACTCTTGAATTGTTGCCCACTGATTGGCCCGACGGTCACCTTCTGACGTTAAAAATCAGCAGTGTTAGTAATGCCCTGACTTTTGATAGAGTGATTGGTGCTGCGACCACAACCAAAAACATACGGATTCCTGATAATGTCGGAACACCAAGCCTCACAGAATTAAGCCATAAGGTTGTGTTCAAATTCAATAAGGAAGATGGGCTCTGGATACTGGAATACGCAAATTTCAATAGTGATATTGTTTATGATCGTGCTACAGACACAATAGGGTATGGTGGTGCAGTAATTTCTAACTATAAGCATGGATTTACGGGAGATGTCATTATTCAGGATGACACTGGCGAAGCGACATTGACTGTGCAAAATACAAATGCATCGCCTACTGCCGCAGTCTTGCGATTAGTTGCTGATATTCCTACAGTAGTCTGGAACGACGATGGTGGAGCAACAGACCAGAAATTGATGCAAGTCGGATTTGGCTCAGGATCAATGGATTTCGCTTTCTATAATGATGCAAGTTCAGCGTATGCGGTTCCATTACAGTTGACGACGGATGGTTCAGCGGGTGGCGTTAAACTTAATGGACTTCCCACATCAGACCCTGCTGTAGCGGGACAATTATGGCGTGATGGCACAGATATAAAAATAAGCTTAGGATAAGGACACTTATGACAAACAGAATTAATGAACACATAATCCTTGATGCAGTCACGTCAACTGGGGCGGGAGATCCGATTGTAGCCTCACAATTTAAGGGCTGGAACTTTATTCTTTATGCAGCAAGTGTAACCACTGGGGCAACCATCGAAATCCAAGTCGAGGTAGCAGATGGCGACTGGGTAACGATTCATTCAGAAACTATCGAAGCTGACGGGTACACATTCGTTCAAAGTGTAGATGGCTTTTACCGTAGTATTCGAGCGAATGTTACCAGTTACACAGATGGTACATACTATGTATTTGCTCAAGGTTCCTGGGTCTACTAAAAATGCAGAGTTTGTCAGCAGTACAATCGTGTAACGCAATACAGGCTTGTAGTGCAATACAGGCTTGTAGTGGGATTACTGTGATACCCGTAGTAGAAGAGGAGGAGGTAGTAGCATTCACTAATACCTACTCCGTAGATTCCGATGGTGTAGATGATTATATTATCTCTGCCTATGACGCATTTGCGAATATTGGGACGGGCGACCTCACTATTCATATGCGATTTAAGATCATTCAGGCAACAGCCAATAGCGACTACTTCTTTTATATCGGTCAAGATAGTTCTTTCACTAAGCATATATCAGCTCGATGGAGTGCATCAGGTAGTACGTTTACCTTAGTGACAAATGCTGGTAGTGGAAATGCGTTTACCAACGGTGCGGCAATGTCTAATGACACTTGGTACACTGTCACTCTTACCCGCACAGGCTCAACGATAAAGGTTTTTAGAGATGGTGACACAGGAAGTCCAGACATCAATGATACAAACACTAAACACGCATCCCCATTAGGTGCAACTGGTGATAGTGCAGTGTATCTTGGAAATGCTGGCCCTCTTGGTGGAAATCTTAATATTAGGTTTCATGAGTTTGCCATATATAATACTGTACTGTCCGATGCGGCAATCGGTTCGTTGTATAATAGCGGTGTGTCATTTGATTTAAGGGAAACCAATGGTAGTTATGACCCAGGAAGTAACCTGAAACTATACTTACCACTAAATGAAGGCACAGGCACGGTAGCTACCGACCTAATCTCAGCCAGTAATGGTACTCTAACGAATGGGCCAACATGGTCTTCTGACGTACCAGAAGCAGTAATCACCAACACTTACTCCATAGACCTCAACGGCACTAATCAATACATGGCGGCCAATGCTTTAGCGAGTGTCGTATCCTCAGATAATGTAGGAACTTTTTCTGCGTGGGTTGCACCTACAGACGCATCACCTAATACTGCTGAAACCATAATGGGTTTTGGAGATGCTAATGCAGATAGTAAGCTTGAGATACATATTAGTGGAATTACACAAACTTTAGTAAGAGCATCATGTTCTATTACAGGTACTATTCAATGGGTATTATCTTCAAGTGATTTAGGTTGGACAAACGGCGTATGGCATCATGTCGCTGTAACCCACGATGGTTCTACTGCAAAAATATACATAGATGGTGTAGATATTAGTGCAGGTTATACAGTTACTACCGACATAACTGCATGGCTCACAGACATTACAGGAATAGATACATTTTGCGTTGGTGCTACTAATAAAAATAGTGCTGTAACTCAATACTTCGATGGCTTGATTGATGAAGCTGCATATTTCTCAACAGCATTATCTGCTGCACAGATCACGGCAATCTACAATAGTGGTGTACCAGCCAATCTTGACTCCTATTCTCCAGTAGGTTGGTATCGCATGGGTGACAATGACGGTGGCACTGGCACAACAATCACAGATCAAGGAAGTGGCGGCAACGATGGCACTTTGATTAACGCACCAACCTTTTCAACCAACGTACCCACATAATTTATGAGCGAAGAACAACGATACTGCACTGTCCCTGTGGCAGATTTTGATACCATCAACATGGAGCAAGTCGCCGCAACTTATGGGCGTGAGGTTGTTCTCGATCCTCCTCTCGTGGCAAACGGCACGGAGCGGTTGATCGGCTTCTGTGGCAATAAACCCACAACTCTGTACGGGAAACCCACTTACACGGAAGCACAGTGGCAAGCTGAAGTCAGTAACCCTGAATCAGCTTACTACATAGACCCTGATATTGTCTAATGGAAATTGACGCAAATGTAGTATTCGCAGGAGTCGGTGCTTGTGCAGTAGTCGGAGGAGCGATCATGGCTTATGGTGAACTCAAGACAAAAGTTGTCGGATTGACGCAACGTGCATCATCCGCTGACCAAGCTCATGAGAAGATATACGACAAGGTGAGTAAGTTGGAAGAAGAAACTAAAGTGCAGCGTGTGCAGATAGACGATATTCGTAAAAATAACAACAAGCTGTTTGAGTTAGTTGAAGGGCAGTCAAGGACACTTGGAGAGATAAAGCAGGAGTTAGCTGTGATTATATCCAAGCTCAAGAGTCATGGCTAAGTTCTTACATTGTCCCCAATACGAAAGCCTCCTTGACGGGAAGAATGGCCTGACGTACCAACCATTGATCTATCAATATGCTGGCGAACCAATAGCCCCTGATATTGTTGATGAATTGGCATTTTCCCATCCACTGAATTTTGAAAAGGCTTACAAGGATTTTCGGAGCAAACTGGAACGGACGCAGCAAGTTTGGGTAGTTCCCCCTGGAAAGGTCACTGACTTCTCTTCACAACCAAAGATCGTTGATTTCTTTATTCCAAGAGAAACTATTCGGATGCCTGCCTTGCTGCATGATGACATGCGACCAAAGGTAAGCACTGACTCCAATTTCTCAAGCGATGGATTTTTCTGCGATGCGATTCAAGTCTATGCAAGGCAAGTGGAAACCAAGGAAGTTGGACGAGTGAAAGCTATCCTCGCCTTTCTTGGTGTCTGGTACGGCTACGTGAGAAAAATGAAGTTTGGCCCCGATGACCGAGTGCAGCAAGAGGCACGACGGCGATGGGCAAGAAGCCATGGCATTGCTGTGCAGCGGGTAGAATTTGACAAAGAGAACTGCGAACTTATTGTAAAGGAATTACCATGAAGAATCTATTTCTACTCCTTCCGATATTGCTGTTTACTGGATGCTCTACAGTTAAGAAAGCCATTGAGGCTACTATTGATACAATACCACAGCATGAGTTTGGGGAGTTTGGATACAATCGGGCAGGTAATGTGAGTTCTGGAAGTATCACTGCATCAAATGCAAGGTTTGAAGGAGATCAGCACATTATCGACCGCATAGATGTTCAACATGCGAACAGAGTTACGGGTAACATTTCTGTGTACTTCAAAGACCTCAAGCGACCAGCAGCCGTATCCGCAACAGGAGGCGTGAAATAAGATGCTCCGCTTCTATAAAGATGTTAAATCCCAGCTTTCCCGTATTGCGGCAGATACGGGGATGACTCCTAATGATGAACGACTCAAGGAATACGTGGATTTGGCCCAGGAGCGATTGAGCATGGAAGGCAATTGGCCTATCTTCCTGAAGCGGATGCAAATCAATTGCCACGACGGGGTGCTAGTCCTTCCTGACGAGTTTGACTCTGTGTATCGTTGTTCACGGTCCAATATTGGATCTCTGCAAATCACAGACCCATGGTTCACACTGAATCCCCAAAACGAACAACCGGGCAGCATTGCACCATTAACCTGCGACGACATGGGGGAAACCTATGTGTATCGCCAGCCAGAAGGGATGCGAATTAAGGCGTATTCTGAGGACTCGGAAGATATCACTATCTATGCTGACAATGAGACGGTGACAATCACTCCCGGTAATCGGGATCAAGAGCCGACTCCCACGGCAAAAGCATATTTCAAAATTCACCGAGTCGAACGGGATGCAGCAGGAAAACCATTTGAATTGGTCTATCAGGATCTCAATGATGGAGAATGGTTTGGTGGTCGCTGGTCCGGGTACTGGCCAAGTATTCCATTTCGCACTTATCAGGTCGGAACCAGTACCGTCGATGAGATTGTGGATGTCGTTGCACGTCGCCGGGTAATCCCAATTGGCGGTGATAACACTCCCCTAGTCGTTACCAATATCCCTGCTCTCAGACTGATGATAATGTCATTGGCAAAGGAAGAAGCGGGATTGATCGATGAGGCAGAGGCAAATTTCCAGAGGGCATTGAATGCAATGAAGGGTGAGAACCAGCGTTATCATCCACATGAGCAACAACCCGCATTCAGTATCGTTGGAGGATTCGGTGACATTGGGGATGTATAATGGCTGTTGCACGAAGAGATTTGATTACCGACCGATTTGCCCTTGCAGTCGGTGGGCACAATAGCGGCGATGATCCTGAGTTCATCGGACCAGAGCAGTATGCAGATTCCAAGAACATCACCAATCGGGGCGGACGGGTACGCAGTCGCCCCAGGTTCGTAAAGAAGGCAGACTTGCCGACCGACTCAGCGAATGGACTCTATTTTCAAGGCATCACCCATTTTAAATCCCAAGATCAAATCATTCTTCGGGCTAACGGGAGAATCTACCGTTTGGAAGATGCAGCTTCGCCGGGTGCGAATGACCCTGCCTGTGAGTTCATTGAGGTATTGAAATCCAATGTGACTGTTTGGGAGGTTCCCACGGCACAAGTGGATACCATTACGATTACAGCAGGTGGCGGGGATATTAACGTGGAGATTACCGCCATCGTTGATGGAACTCTGGTCAACGCAACGGTTGGAGTGACATGGGCAACGAGTCATGCAGCAACAGCTACCGCTCTAGCCAGTGCCATAAACTCACATGGAGACTTAGGTGCTGTTGCCGATGCTGTTGATTCTGGAGATGATGTAGTTTTGACTTCAGAATTGGCAGGACGTGGATTTATTACGGAAGTGACGACAACCAGTTCTGCGGCAGCTTCATTGGTCAATACCACAGCAAACGGGCACGTTTATGTCCCCAATGAACTGATCCCCCAAGGTGACAATTCAAGCTACCCCACTCCTGTGGATGTGGTCGCTCAGGTGGACACGATCACCATCACTGCTGGAACGAATGATCCTGGGGTGAACACCATTGACGTAGTGATCAATGGCACTGCATTATCTTCTCCTGTCGATTGGGCAACGAGCAACCCGGCAACGGCAACAGCTTTGGCGGCAGCAATCAATTCTCAGTTTGGATCGGACGTGACCGCAGATGCAACAGCCGGAGATGGATCGCTGACCATTACGGCAGATGTCCCCTACAAGACCTTCACAATGATGGTGAACAAAGGTGGCGATGTTTCCGCTACCCATGCGAAAACTACCCCACGTTCATTCCCGCTGGGTTCCATCTACTACGACTGGGACAAACCCATGTTGTATTCCTACTACAGCGGCATATGGAATGAGATGGGAACTTCTGCCCTGACGGTCGATATTCCTTTGGACGCCAACCCATTGAAGGAACAGGTCTGATTTGAGGAAGTTGCTGGAGTCCTTGTCAGTCAGGATGGAGAAAAGCAGCCAATTCAATACGATGGCAGCAATTGGGATAACCTCACCACTGTCCCTGTGGGGACCGCTATGCGGTTTGCCAATGGTCGACTTCACCTTGTGTCCAGTGGACAACGCAAGACCCTTCAGGTCGGCGATATTCTCCAAAATGGCGACCCTACCACTGCATTGAAATTTACCGAGACCGGATATCTTTTCGGTGGTGGTTCTTTCGCCTTCCCAAATGAAATCACTGCTTTGCACGAGGTTCCGACCCAGGATAAAGCTTCCGGACAAGGAACAATGGTGATTGGAACGACCCGCGATTGTCATACCCTCCGCACGGATGTAACCGACCGGGACGCATGGACCAGTGTTCAAGATTTCCAAGCCCCACTCCTCCCTGCCATAGGTGTCGCTGGCCCCAATAGCATTGTTCCGGTCAACAATGATCTTTATTTTCGTTCATCCAATGGATTGCGGTCCCTACGGATGGCGGTAGGTGAACAGCAATCTCCCGGTTATGGTGGACTGCACCAGGAAATCCCTGAGAAGTTTCAGAAATGGGGATTGAAGCACAATTCCTCCACACATTCCGGAGATCGATTTATCACCACCGTTTTGCCGAAATTGATCAACCATCAATGGGTCTACGAGGGTGCGGTCAGTATCAACTTTGAATCCCTGAACCGTTTGGGCGGGAAGTCCCCAGTGAGCTTTGACGGGTACTGGAGTTTGCCGACAGACCACTATTTCCGGCAACTCTTCGACGTGGACGGCACTTGCTACGCTGTCGTTTATACAGGAAGCGGAGACGAACTTTGGGAACTCCAAAAAGACGGAGCCACGACCGTTGAAGAGACTGGTCTTGAGCAAATAATGGTCACACGGGCAATGAATGCTCAAGATCCGATGGGGCTCAAGACCCTTGGACGGATGGATGTTTGGTTGTCCAACATTCAAGACAACCTCTCAATTGACTTTGAGTACCGAGTAGACAACGAAACAGCATGGAGGACATGGGAGACGCTGGTGGTGACTCTGGCAAGTGCATCCCCGACGACCGACTTTATTCCTCGCTACACTTTGAAGACTCCTCCTGGTAATAAAGTTGCCGGATATTCATTCCAGTTTCGTTTGAAATGGACAGGACGGTGCGAGATAGACTATATTCAAGCGTATCTCAAGCCTCTGGCCGAGCCTCAATTTGCCGAAAGATCCACACCGATAACACTGACGTAACATGCCTGTTAAATATCAACTTTCTTTAAAGGAGGGTTCAACTCCTCCAAGTACAGATGCACCTACTGCGTTGGATGAATTATTGACCCAGATCCGTCAATATACGGAAGTGGCTACCAATTCCGATGATCCTGATTCAGACAAGGTCAGGAGCATCCTGGTTCAACCTACAGAGCCAACCGGAGCGAATGCCAATGACCTGTGGGTTCAAGTACATGCGACAAGCGGAAGACCATTAGCACTCAAAGCTTATACTGGATCAGAATGGAGACCAGTCAATGTCACAAACAGCGGAGATTCAAATAGTCGCCCAGGTGATGCAGTAGCAGGGGAGACCTACTTTGATACGGATATCAATGTTATGTTGATGTACACGGGGTCTGCTTGGGTGACTCAGGATGGATCGCCGGGGGATATCAAATTTGTGTATCTGGACAATTCTCTTTATACTGGTGGAGCAGGATATACGGAAGCAGTTCGACTGAATCCTGGTTGGGAAGCATTCTCTGCGGTTAAAGGACACTCTCTTGTTGCTGTAGATGATACAGATGCTGAAGATTTCGGAGGTACAGAGAAGTATAAAGCAGCAGGTTACACATTTGGAACGAAGACGCACCCGTTGACGGAGGATGAATTAGCGGCACACACACACACCGTTCCAGTTGAATCACAAGTAGGTAAAGCCGGGTCAACTGGTGGGGATGCTTTCTATAATGCAAGTGCGACTACGGAAACAGGGTCAACAGGAAGCGGAGACGCACACGAAAACAGACCTCCATCTTATACCGCATTCTGTATCCGCAAACTTGGCTATGAAACATAAGGGGCAAAACAATGGGATTATTTAGCAAACCGAAACTCAAATACGCTGGAGAACTCGACACTGGCAAAGTGATGGGGGATACCTTCGCCCTCAATCGTCGTTATTTGGACGATGCCAGTTCCCTCACATCCCAAATCTCCGAACGCACCCAGAAGCAAGCCCTTGATTTGATGGAGCAGGCAATGCCTGGGATCTCAAAAGTCCGGGGCATGTTGATGAATCAACTTCAGCAGGATCTCTCCACAACCGGACTCCCGAAGGAAGTGGAGGCGAATCTTTCCCGTAAAGCAGCGGAGATGGGGATCAGTAGGGGAACCGCCGGGGACTTCAATAAGTTTTCAGCCCTTCGGGATTTGGGTATTGAGCACACGAAAATGGTCGAATTCCGTAGACGGATGGCGACCTCTTCCTTGCAGCAACTCTTTCAATCCACGCCCCGTATCAATCCGATGTCACCACAAGCCATGTTGATGACTCCAGGGCAGAACATGCAGATTGCGTCCCAGAATTTGGACCGCAGGCAGGCATTCTACAATGCACAGGCTCAGATGCAGGCTCAACGTAGATCCAGCATTCTTGGTGCAATTTCGGGCATTGCTGGATTCGCTCTGGGTGGACCGTTAGGCGGGGCTCTCGGTGGCAAGCTTTTTGGCGGAGGAAATAGTGCGAATGTTGGAGTAACTGGGAATGTTCTTAATCAACAACAAGCGGCAGCAGATACCGCCGGATTCTTTCAATCTCAATACGGACAATAACCATGGCAGTTTACGCACAAGCCCCTACAGTTCAAAGCAATCCCGTTGGCACGTTCATCAATGCTTTCCAAGCGGGGCAGAACCTCTTCGAGCGGAAGCGTCGACTCTCTATGGAAGAAGAACGCCAGCAACGTGAAGCGGAGAGATTGGCTAAGGCGGAATTGCGAGCGATTGACACGCATCAAAAGAACATGCGAAGCATGGAAATCGCCAATGAGACGAATGAGTTCAATTTGAATCAGAAGCGGGAGATGGATGATACCGCTGCAACCTCTCTGAAAACATTGGTTGAAGAAATGAAGGTATTGCAGGAGGAGGCTGGAACGGACTTGAATAGTTCTTCGGGGATTCCCGATAGTCAACTTCGCCAGAAGCATTTGATTAATATTCAGAGAAAAACAGCAGCACTACAGTCGCGTTTTGCAACCGTGTTTAATCATCCAATCTACGGGCCTCAAGCACAACAATATCTTGGGAATGTAGAACAAGCCCTTATTCCACATGCTGAAGCAATGGCAGCGGACCAGGCAAAGGATGTGGGTTCCTTTTATACTGAATTGCAGAGGATTCAATCTCTGCCACCACAGGAGCGTCGCCAGCATGTTTATGGACTGAAGCGAGATTACAATCTTCTCTTAGGCAGTCAACAGCATGGAGACCGATTGAATAATGAATTGACTGCATTTGAGAAAAGTATCAGCGATGACATCGCTGCTGAAAAGACTCGGAAGGAAGAGCAACGCAAAGAAACTGAGTTCACCCAAAAGCAAGAGGAGCGAACAGTCGTTAAGACTGAAGAACGCAGTAATGCTATCCAAGACCAAATTAAACTGATGCGTGAAATGGATCGGGTCCGTCGATTACGAAATGATATTGCTCAGGGTGATTTTCAAGCAGGAGGTTGGGGTAATATCTTTGAGTGGATCAAAGGCACTCTCAAAGGCGGTTCTAGGAATGCAGCTATGGCAATTGCGGATGAGATCTCAACTGGAGAATGGTTGGATAATGTTTCTAAACTTAAAGGTGCATTATCTGATAAGGAAGGTGCGAGACTTTCTGTTGCAGGACTAAAACGCAGCGATAGTGAAGAAATTTGGTTGGAGAAGTTGAATAATCTTTTGGATCAATATCAAACCAGTAAACAATTCATGCAGTCTGAAGGGCGCTGGTATGTGGATGATAAAGGGAAAGCTGTTTTAGGGGGCACGAATCCCGCCGTAAGTGAAGAGGAACCTGACTTTTCGATCTTTGATGACCCGGTGACAAATGATGACGTGAAAGAGCTTTTGGAGGAGAATTGAGTTATGGGATTTACAAGCGAAGAACGGGTAAAGATCCTTGAGGGGATTCCACTTGAAATTCAAGAGCGTGCAAAAGCAGGCGACCAGGAAGCGGTTAGCCAGGTAAAAACCGCAATAAGCAATTGGAGAAACTCCAAGCCCCCTGATTTCTCGATCATTGATGACCCTGTAATTCCTCAAAGTATCGTGGAAAGGTCTAATGCAATTGAGTTAGCGAAGGAAGGAAACTTTAATTGGGACCAAATCTCTGGTATGATTGATTCAGGTCGATTGACGGATGACGTGATAAACTTCTTCCAAGAGGAGGGGTATAGCACTACCCAGTCAGCAAGTGGAGGGCGAATTTACAATATCGGAAAGAAGTCTAACCTAAAGTACAAGGAACATCGCCAAGCGAAGGGGGTTGTGGATCGTGTAGGAGGCAGTGTAAAAGACTTTGTGACAATCCCTTGGCGAGGATTAGGTGAAGACGACCCCACGGCCATAGACGCTGATGATTTTTACCGACACGTATTAAAGCAACCCAAAGGCGATTGGGCGAGAACGGGTATCGAAAAGCTAATTATACAACAATTGGAGGAGCGGCAAGCAAGTGAGCAGGAAGCTTATGAGAAGTATGGTGATGCAGCAGACATCCAAGCCGCTGGTAAAATCCAATCGATGGTCAACGCAAAAACAATTACCGCACCGAATCCACGGGATTGGTTTCCCACGAGTTTCCAAAAGTCCGAGGATGGTAAATTTCTTGGAAATAAGGATGAGTTAAGGCACTACAAAAACGTCATTAAGGAGTATGATCCCTTCGCTGCACATCAAGCATCACTCTTAGAATATGGTCAACGTGCAGACTTCTATTATCAGCTAAAAGAACAAGACCAGGAATGGCTGGACCGTCTTGAGAAACTTCACCGGGAAGGACGCACCCATCTACACGATCCGGAGGTCTTCGATTGGTTTGTTCGCAGAGGCATGGAAAAGCAGCAAGATCTAACACTCGGTCAAGCAGTTGACGCAGGCAAGCATCTATTGGGCGAGATCTGGAAGGGTGCGGTCGGGTCAAAGGACGGCAAGGGACTGATTCAAGAGTTTTGGGAGGGTGCAGTCCACGGCAAACAAGAAGCACAGGAAGTCAGTGATATTATGGGGGCAGGCTGGAGAGGGCTGGGTAGCGATTACCAGTTACTTAGTGAAAACGCTGGAGGATATTTTTTGGACCGAATTGAAAAGCCGGGCGATGAAGCTAGTCCGGAGGCACAAGAACTCTATAGAAAGGCAAAGAACGAACGCCAGAGACAGTTTCAATTAAGGGCTTTATCCAATCAGGCAGTCTATGCTGCTGGAGCCCATGACCTTGCTAATAAATGGTGGCAAAATCCGCAACAAGCACAAAGGAATCAAATCTTGAGTACTTTCGTCTTCGATCCATTGAATTTAGTGCCAATGGGTGGTCTTGGAAAGAAAGGTGTAGAGGCTGGAGTCAGAACGGGTGTTAATGCAACATTCGGCAGTGCATTAAAGACTGCTAAGAATGCTGCTGATGAAGCAGCGGTTGCGGTTGCCGATGCTCAGGCAGCATTAGGCAGGGAGATTGTTCTGGGCGACCCGGCAAAGGTCATAAATGCGGGAAAGGTTTTGGATGATGCAGTAAAAGCTTCAGATGATGCTGCTGGGAAGTTGGCAGACGTTGCTCGTAGTGCAGAAAATATGTACGAGGAATTGATGCAAGCAGGACCACAGAGAATGTCCGGGCACGCTATAAACATGATGGGGCAAACGGCTGAGTGGATTATGAACAAGGCCGATGAATTGCTCGATGCTACAGTTGTGAAATTTGCACCGGATATAGGAGATTCAGCACGACGATGGTTGGAGACTGGAATCAAAACGACGGTCGCCGCAGGTGTAGGAGGTGTGGGGGCAGGCTTTGCAGGTGCGATTGGTGGGGTGCTGTTAGGTAGTCCAATGGTTCGTGCGATTGCAAGGGATATGCAGAAGATCGGTTCAAATATTGCGTTAGGTGCAAGACTCCAACCACTCCATAGGGCATTGCAGGCAACAGTTGACGCAGGAGGAAATGTCATTTCTCCAGTTTCTAAAGGTAGTACAGCAGGTCTGAAGGCATACGAATTGGCGTTTCCTTTACTTGATCCGGTTGGACGGTTTGCATCTCGTGTGGCAGGGGGGGTCGCATCCGTACAGACTTTAGAGGCAATGGTGATGCAATCCGCAATTGGATTTCTTGGATCTGGGGGGACTTGGCAGGGTGCTGTAACAGGCGGAACTGTTGGATTTGGACTTGCTGGCTCATTTGGCGTTGCTGGCTCATTGACTCCATTTGCCAGTCAGGCACAGGTAAATAAGTTGTCGGCAACCAATGCCAGAAACTATAGGGAAATGCTAAAAGGGACACCTACGGGTGACGCATTCAGTAAGCTTTCATTTGAACACCAGAAGTCGATTGCCTGGGCTATGGGGGGATTTCCGGATACCGGATTAAAAATAATCTCTGACCCGGCACAGGCTGCGGGATGGTACAACCCGAACACAAATGAAATTGGAATTAATACTGCCCGGCAGGATTGGATGAGGCACTTTGCTCGTCATGTAGCGAAGCATGAGCATTCCCACTATGTTGCTCGGCATGTAGGTGTCCGGGAAAAAATACTTTCAACCCTACTTGGTGATGTAAACAATAGAAAAGGAGGTCTTTTTGCAAAGGTCGATGCTCAGGGCAAAGCCAAGTTCAAACTGGACCCGGCAACCCGCCGGAAAATCATGCAAAGTAATACTGCTGGCAAGACAACCTTGCAGATTTCGCAAGAGTTGGGACTTTCACAGGAAGCAGTCTCTTCATTAGGGAGTCAATTGACCCGTGCTGACCTTCGGCGTGGAGACGTATTTGTCGAAACAAACGATAATTTTAAGGAACTTACCCGGCATTATATGGGTCTACTGACACCTGAGTCTGCGAGGGATATTAATGCTAAGGGCGAGAGGTATGTTCAGGAATATATCGCTGAAGAGATCTTCGCTGAACAAGGGGCAGCACAGTTAACGAAATATACTCCATCCTATGCGAAGTCATTTCGGAAACCTCTATGGGCAAAGAATTTAGAAAAGGCATTAAATAGCTCTCGCCTTTCAGGTAGAGCACCCAGCGTATTGGGACGACTGGGAGGACTCTTTGGTAGCAATAAGAAGATTCAGTCCTCAATCCTTGGTGAGTTCTCTGCGATTCCTGAGTTTAAGGAAATATTCGACGGGTATAACCATTCCAAGTCCATCAATGAGAAATTGGAATTGACCGAGGCTCCCGGCGATGGAGTCACTTATGCCGAGATTCTTGATCCTAAAGATTGGGACCCATCTGGAGCAGATCCATCCACCGAATCATTGAAGGCGTGGCTTGCTAACGGAATGCTAAAAGTAGATCCACAGACAGGCATACCTGATGGAATTGAGGTTCAACCTGATGGGAGTTGGCGGGTCCGAGATCCAAGACTCATTCGACGATCCGTTAAAGAGGCAGAGGATGCCGCAAAGGAATTTGGGAAAACGGTAGAGGATTGGCTTAAAAGCAACACGCCTGTTGCTAAGACATCTCAGGAGATAAAAGACCTGCTTGATACCCAACTGCCTCCAGGAAATACCGAGCAAAAGACCGTATTGGACACAATTCAGGATGCAGTCGATACGGGCGTGAAGGATGCGGTGCAGAAGGAAATTCGATCCCAACGAGCAAGGTCCAACCAAGCGACGAAAGACTACATCGATCAAATTGAGCAGATCATTGATGCAAGTATGGTGGATGACGATATGGTCGCTCCAAGAATCACTCTCGACGGGAAGACAATTATTGCAGGACGTTACCTTCCCGACGAATTACTGGATTTCCTGGAGCAATCCGGACGCTTTAATCCTCATCAACTTGAGAATCTGCGATCATTAAATGATTACCTGAAGCACGGGCTCCATGCTACACCAATATCCGTGATGTACCAATCCACTATGCGAGCTGGAAAGAATAAGGCAATTGCAGCAGCAGAGAAAAATGTTTTTGTGACCGGGTTTGAAGTGACCAAACAAGGTAACTTGATTTATCGAGTTTGGAATCTGGACAAGGTGATGGCCAATGGAGCCAAGAAAATGAATTCGCAGGTCGGTAAAAGCCTCTATAGCGGGGATGTGGGGCAGTTTTACCAGGATGTTTATACTTACTTCAATAATTACTCAAAAGGGCTATCAGGAGCTACTGGGCTAACTGTAGCAAAACGTGATTTTATTCGCAAATCAATCGGTTTGGGTGATCCTAATACAAGTTCACAATCTGGCCGGACTCCTAATCCATATTCATGGAGTGTTTCAGCACTAAAGGATGCCAAGGATACTGCACTGAATTCGTATCGATTGGACCGGACGAACTGGATTGATCTTGGGAATCCACGTATGAAGAAAGATCTGGATCGTCCCCTTACTTCGAGGGAGTCTGGTCAAGGGGGTTCCTACCAGCGGATTCGGGAGAACTACTATCCTGGGGAATCGGCTGAATCGAGAGCAAAAGCATTGGAAGAAATCCTGAAAGAACAAAAGCCAAGACCTTCAATTAAGGACATCTCAGTTGAGATTATAGATGACCCCGATGCGAGTTTTGTTGAGCATGAATATACTCACCCAGATGTCTCTAGTTCAATAAGCTTACTGGTTTATGAGGATGGGAAAGTGGAAGCGAGTAGTTCCATCGAAATACAAGATGATACATTAAATATTGATGGGTATATATATGATTCAATTGAAGAGGCAAAAGTGGATATTGAAGAATTATTTAGACAAGCAATAGAAGAGTCTGGGAGAGATGAGTTCGGTGGGCAGTTTGATAATAAGCTTAACAGCTATCGACTGTTTGAGCATTTTGCTATCCCTGAAGGCTTTGATGGTACTAAATGGGAGCAGGCTGGAACGGGATCTTGGTATTTGGATGTCTATCATGACGAAACAGGCGAAAAAACCAAAATATCAATTCGTGATCATGAACGAACATCATCACTTCATGAATCTCCAGACTTTGTTGAGTATGTTTCTAAGGACTGGGAACCAAAGGAAGTCAAAGAAGCTTTAGATCGCTTGGAGAAGCGAATACATGAGGAACTTGATGCTGACGATATCCGGTACTTCCCTGGCACGCACCTCGACTACGAGACTTGGAAGAAAGATCAACCTCCCGCATCAGAAGAGGTTCTGAGGCTTCAATACTCCCGTTATGTCGAGAGTACGCCAGAGCCTGTGTACACGGAGGCGGATTACATGGAACTTGCTCAGGACGAAGCTGCGAACCGTGAGGTCTTGCAGTCGATGGTTTCGAATGCTCGCGGTGATCGTTATCAATCGCCATTGTTATACCATGGAACTCCAGACTCCTCGACACTTGAAGCACATCCAGTATTTGATCGACAAAGATTAGTTCGGTTTGTGAAAGATCCAGAACGTGCCAAGCAAATACAAGTAGAATTGAATATTGAGGGACAGAAGGAAAATCATCCTACCTCCCGATATATGGAATTGTTAGATGAAGCAGAAAGCAATGTTGGATATGATTCTCAGAATGTCCCTGTATTTTTTACGCCAAACAAGGGGATCGCTCAAACTTATGCGAGATCAGATAGGGCGTTTGCTCCTGAAGGAGATCCAGCAGTGCTTGAGTTTTATGTAGATCTTCAAAATCCGATGATAATTGATGCAAGGGGTAAAGGATGGGGCAAACGGGGCGGCCCATCAACTCAAGAAGCACAAATTCAAGAAGCAAAAGCAAAAGGGCATGACGGAATTATCATTCGAAACACAAGGGATAGTTATGAAGATACTGCAAGTGCTCCGATTCATGATGTTTATGTGACATTCAACCCCAACCAGATCAAGTCCGCCGACCCCGTTACCTACGACAAAAAGGGTAACATCATTCCTTTGAGCGAAAGGTTCAATCCTTCGAGCGACGACATTCGGTACTCGCCAGGCGTGAGCGGATTATCCAATAATTTAGCCATAAAGATCCTGGACGATCCAGAACAAGCGGGAGTCGTAAAAGACATTGATGGTGCAGCAGCACTGTTGAGGCAGTCATTCCTTGAACAGTATGGGGAAACCTTGACTGCAAAGGAGATGGGTGATGCAGAGATTGAGTGGTTTGCTGATCAATTGGTTGCGGATGCTATTCGTGAAGCTGCGGAAGTAGGAAACGCCACTGACTGGTATACGTCAGCAGTGGAGAGAATGCTTGAGTTGGCGGCAACGAAATTTCCTGAAATTAAGGATAAGGGATTTGAATATCATACTTTCCTCGCTGCGGTTGCTATCACCTCCCAGAATATGAAGGTGAAGGATAATATGAAGGCTGGTATTTATCAGTACCAATATTGGAAGGATAATGGTTCGTTTGATTACACAAAGAAGCACGGAGATAAGAACGAAGCGATTACAGAAAATCTGAAGCTGTTCGATACACTGATTGAGGAACTTGGGCAGGATGAATATATGAAATTTGCTGAAAGTGACTTCACTGTTCGTGATTTAAGTAAATTGATTTCTGAAATTAAAGAGAAGGATGTAACTATTGCTGGATATCAGGATGACACCGTGAAGGGGTCCGCTGCATTTGGTCCAAAGATTGGGCAAGGTTTCCTTCAAAATCTTTTAGGGAACTATGATCCTGTCACTGTTGACCTTTGGTTGAGACGTACTTTTGGTAGACTTACTGGTGATTCTGTTCGTCCTGAATTAACGGCACAGGATATTGGTAGATTGATCTATTCCGTAAGAAAGAGAAGTGAGCGAGGAAAAGAGAAACTGGATTCCTTTATTGAATTACCTCCAGTCCTGAAAGGCTTACGACTAGAAGGCGGTGTTAATAAAAACGGACAATCAAAGCACAAGATCTCCACTGCTGACTTGAATCGATTATTCGATGAGTCCACTCCGGAAGGACGAGAGAATGCTAAAGAAGTGCGTGAATTCGGAGCAGCTTTAGCAAAGCAATGGGAGTCTTATTACAACGGAATTGAACGACAACTTAATGCTAAGAAGAAAGTAATAGAAGCAAGGTTGGCAATTCAGAAGAAAAAGGCTAAAACTCCAAAAGATTTACAAAAATATGCGGAAGCAAAAAGAAAAGCAGATGCTCAAATAGAAGAAGCTAAGAAACGTGCTGATGCACTCCGTAAACTACGCAAACCACACTGGGCATTTATTGGGAAAACCATAAAAGATCGAACTAAGCCTGTAGACTCTCCATCTGATCTTGAACGTGTAGTTATTACCAAGGCATTTGAGATTGCTCGCAAAAAATTAAAGGATGAGCATGGACTTGACTATTCTAATGCAGATCTACAAGCTTTACTTTGGTATCCTGAAAAGGATATTTGGGGTCATCTCAAAGGAGATAGTGCTGACTCATTAAAGGCGGATTACGCCAGTGCCATGGAGGAAATATTAAATGAATGATACAGAATCGGTCGAATTAAATGAAGCTTTGCAAGGAATGGATCGTTCCCAGATAAAGCAATTTGTTGCTGGGATCAGAGAGATTTGGGCAAAACAAGATGCGGAGAAAGAGAAGGACCCCCCCTCGCAGTAGCGATGCTACTGCTCTCCTACCTTCCTCCATTCTCTGGCAGAGAGGATCATTGATCCTCACCTTCTAAGATGTCACCGACTCCCCACCCGTTGAGGTCGAGGGTTTCTTTTTCTGTTTTGCCGCGTTTCATGCTTCTGAAGAAATGAATTCATGAAGAAACATATCCATATTCACCCATTTCCATTCTTTGTTGATGTAGGTAAGATCTGCCAATATTTTTGCTGCCTGTAGTGGAGTGACATCCCACCGTTCCGCAGCTTTTTTTATCTTAGCTTCTCCGAACTCTTTTTGACTGTTGCTTAAACTACTCATCTCTTTAGCTTTCCATGCTTGTATGCATCAATCATGATTGCGGAGGTTGCTGCGATGTGAGCCCAGTGCGGTTGTCCTGAGTCTGGGTCTAGCCGTTGTCCTTCCATAATAGCAATGAGGTGGCGAAAGGTTGCACTGATGTAGACATCCTGCTGGATTCCATCACTCTCTCTCCAATTGTAAGGACCATACTTTTCTGCACCATGTTCCAAGACAGCGGTAACTTGTTTTAGGAACAACGGCGGGAGTAAGCAGTGCTGTGCCTTCTGTTGTGCCGATTGCTCTTTTGGGTCGGTGCTTGCTATGTCCTCTGCGGCTTGTTGTTGTCGTTTAGATAGAGGATTGTCTCTTGTGTTTCCGTAGGTTGCAAGTGCTTGCTCCCTGCGTTTCTTGAAGTGGTTGAGGATGTCGTTGTCGGCTTTTTGCTCATACAACCATCCGTAATCTTGATTCCATATCTCTGCACCACAGAAGAGTATTGCTACATATCCATCATCACCTGCAACCTCATAGCCTATAGGAAGTTCATCACACTCAGCTACCTCCCTGGGTGATAACTCCTCATCCCAATTCGGTGCGGTAGGTTTACGGTGGTATTGAACATCTTCATACCAAGATGGTTCCTGGAACATTGACACCCAATTAAATGTTGCTTTACGATCCCACCATTCCCAGGGTTTACCCTCCGGGTGGAGTAGTTCGTCAAGTCGGTACAGTTCTTTAAGTTCGTCGTGATTCATTACTTCCCTTTCTTTGGTGTTTCAGGTTCTTTGCACAATTCCCAAGAGACATTCTTTTGACTGTGCTGCATATAAACGTGGTTTGATAAGTGTCCTTCGTAATCTCGCATTCCCGCCTTGCTTCGCCGTTTGCAGAGATCCAGCCGGAAGGTCCGGGGTACACCTGGTCCAACCCGCATCTCCGCCAGATTGATCATTTCCCGGCAAGTGTTGGCGATGATGCTGGAGCCAAAGCCTTTGTAAGCCATGTCCGAGGCAGTCATCATGTTTGCTGTTTTTGCGTCCATGGTCGCCTTCCCTGTGTGCTGCACGAGCATGATAATGGTTCCTGTATCCTTTGCCAATGGAACGAGCATCTTCGCCAACCATTCCGTCACATACTCCGCATCGGACAAATCCCCCCCGATGTACATGGAAATGGGGTCCACCCAGAGGATGTCCGGCTTGTGACGCTCAATGGTTCGTTGGGCAATTTTCCCAAAGTCCATACCGACATGCTTCATCACTGTGCGAAATATCAAGTTCTCCTGAAGGATCTCATGCTCACTTGCAGTCAAGTCCATCGACTTACTCACTCCTTGGAATTGTTCTGCCAAATCCCCATCGTCGTTCTCATACTGAATCATGTAACTCTTGAGCGGCTTCATTGTTTTGATTCCAAAGAGATTTTTGCCGAGTCCCCAGTTCATCATGGCTTGCATGATGAGGGTAGATTTTCCAGCTCCTGTCGGCCCAACAAACCCGGCAACCATCCCTTTGCAAAGCCACCGTTCCCCCAAAAGATTGTTTGGGTCGTTCTTTACATCGAAGTCCAGAAGCTTCCTCGGCCCGAACTCTGGACCTTCATCAGACTCATCCTTGGCATCCTCCCATGCTTCATAGTCCCGTGGCCCAATCCCCAGTCCTAAAAGCTTTTGCTCCTGATCCCCGCGGAAGGCTCCAGGAAGTCGGGAGTAGCGGGATGGGTTCTTGCATTGCCCATCAATCTCATACTCTTCGGGAAGAGAATCGTAGATCTTTTGTCGGCGTTGGTGGTACTGTTGAAGATTGATCGCATCAACATGAACCCATGCATGGATCGATTTTCCGCCAGAATCGATGAGGGCCGCGATAGGGAGTCCGGAATTGCGAAGAATCTTTTCCTGCTTCTCTTTGGAGATGTTGTCGGACTCCAGCAGGATGTATCGGTAATTGGTGACATCATCATTCGTTCCCCGTGAACCCCTTTTAATGGGATTGATCCGCACATAGTATCCAGTGACCTCCTCACCCCCATATTCAGTGGGGTGGAGACAATCCGTATCCCCATCAATGCCACCAATCCATTTACGACAGGTCAGATGATTCATGCCAGAACCAGGTTTGCCATCACTCTGCACGGCTTCAATAGAAACGTAGTCTTCCGGATCAAAGCAGTACGAAAGGAACCGTTCAGTATCGTTGGGAACGTCTTCCTTCTTCGGGACGGACCTATGGAACTTACGTTTCCCTACTGCATTCCGCTCCAGTCGGGCATCGGCCTTTCCTAGCTCAGACCGAAATAAAGCATTGGCTCGTTCGATTTCAGCATTACAGGAGTCATGGAAGCAGTGAATTGTCGGGGGTAGTTCGTCATGAATGCTGACACGGGTGTCTTTGCTTCCTGTCGGAGTTCTGTGTAGAAGATGCCCTGGGCATAAGCAGTACCCCGTCTGAGAATCCTGCCAATCGATATTACCAAGAATGTTTCGAGCAATCTCTTTGTAATCTGTTGGCCCATCATCTTTCGTCCTTTTTCCTTCGATCTTTACTTTCACTTCTTTCCTATTGTCTCACTGATGAATCTTGTTGCGTCTTCGAAAGTTGCCATGCCGGGGTCAGGATACCGAAGTTTGGTCAATAGCCTGACTTGCTTTGGTGTGGCCAATCCTTCACGTTGCCGAGTAAATAGTAGGTCCAGTACTTTGGATACATGCCCCCGGTTTGATATCCCGATATCATCCATCCCAAACTTTGCCAACGATTTCAATTGCCCCTCAGTCGGCGGCAGTAATTCCCATATGGTTTCCGGTTCGTAGCTGGCGACATCCGGGGCATGGATCAAGTTTAGGCAAAAATCCATGGCGTCCACGATCCGGGCTTGCTTCCTACGATTGGCTTCCAACTCTTCCCGAAGTCGATCCATGTGATCAGCTTCTGCTTCTTCTTCCAACTCCAAAAGGTCGCTGCCTTCTTCTTCCATATGTTCATCCATCAACTCTACCATCTCTGGCTTGGAAGCCACCAGCCGAGCCGGAGTAATGAGCTTATGGCGATCTGTAAGGAACATTGGATCAAGTAAAAGTAAATTCTCTTTACCCGGGTAAATCCGGGTTCCACGCCCTATGCACTGCTGGAACAAGCTCAGTGACCGGGTGGGGCGTAGCATAAATACGCAGTCTGTCGGCGGGTGGTCCCACCCTGTGGTCAGAAGACTCGCATTGCAAATGACTTGGGCATCCCCCTTTGTGAATTCTGGCAATGCATTGCGATCCACTCCATCCACATGCACCGCGTAAAGCCCTGCCCGTTCACAGGCATCCCGGAATTGTTTGGATATTTCGATCAGTGGCAGAAATACCACTGTTTTGCGATCCGCAGCATGCTGCACCAGTAATTGGGCGGCTTCCTCCAAATGTGGCTCCAGTGCATGCCCAAGGTCATCTTCCCTGTAATCACCGTGCTTTGTGCGGACTCCAGACAGGTCAATAGGCAGTGGTACGGACTTGATCAATATCCGGGACAGATATCCTTCACGAATGAGGCGTGGTAGTCCAATTTCGAAACTGATCTTCTCAAAGTACTCCCCTAGTTGTCTTCGGTCCTTCCTCCACGGTGTTGCCGTCAGACCCAGAACCTTCGCATTCGGGAAATGATTGAGAACTTCCTGTGCTTGTGCTCCCAGCGTATTTCGGTGTGCCTCATCCACAATGATGATGGAGAAATGATCATTGGGGTACTTGTAGAGGCGGCGGGAGATGGACTGCGTAGTGGCAACGACCACTTTGTCGTTCGGAGAGGCATGGAATGATGCTTGTTCAACACCTACTCTCCTCCCTGTGTACTGGTGAAACTTGTCGGCATTCTGGCGAACCAATTCCTTCGCGTCGGCGATGAACAAAGCTCTCCCGTTGGCTTTACTCATCAATGCCGATGCGATGATCGTTTTTCCGGCCCCCGTCGCCGCGATCCCCAGGATGCGTTGATGCTCCCAGAGATCGCGTTTGACGGCGTTAATAGCCTCTTGCTGGTACGGTCGAAGTTCCATCAAGGAATTACCTTTTAGAAAGGAACTGAATCATTTTCTTCGTCCTCGTTCTCAACCGGAGCAGGAGCCGCATGGTTTTTCTTTGCCTTTTCTTTCGCAGAAGGTGCGGAGTCCGCAGGGATGTAGTAGGCGATGCGGTTGACCTTTTTCTCCTCACCATCCTTCATGTAGGTGTCGATCTTGAGGTGAACCCAGCAAGTGGTCCCGATAAAGTCGGTGACATCGAATTCAACATCCTCGCCTTCTTCGATCTCACCTTGGAATGCCGAGGCGAACTGCTGCCATTTCCATTCCAAAGACTCCATAAACGGAATGGTTTCAGGGATTTTTCTGGAGGTTCCATCAACAAGGAATTCCAGTTTGGCCATTTTATTGCCAGACTTACTTGTGCCTTCGCACGCAGTGGCGAGGAGAACTTTGTAGTCCCCTTCTTCCAATGGTTCGTAGGACTTTGCTTCTTTAGCTTTGAATGATACTTTCATGTATTCGTGTGTGTTTAGGTTTGTTTGTTATCCTTCCAACTTGGAGGAAAGGAATCCGATGACATCGGCGGCTTGTGGCTTGGTCAGTTTCGACCACATCCCGGCAGGTCCGTCAATTTTGTAGAACTGCCAAAGCTTTGTCAGTTGCTCAGGCTTGTGCCCCAAATCCTCGACGCATCGCAACCAAAGGTTTTTGCAGTTATTGATTTGCACTTCTGTTGCAGGCTCAGGAGTAGATTCTTCGGTGAGCGGATCGAAGGGGATATCATCCTCCTCCTCTTCTTCTTCCAAAGGCTGGACGGGTGCAAACTGTGGTTCCGGTTTTGGTTTTGCCTGCACCTTCTTTGGTTTTGGCTTTGCCGCAGCGTCACGCTTGTATGAGAAGGCTGGAGCAATCGCATCCCACTCCATTGGAAGAATGTCGTCGAGTTCGTGACGATTCTTTGCATCATAAGCCGCAGTATGGGTGGTGTACAGTAAACGCTCTTTTCCGCCAGCGACAATGTTTCCACGGTCACCTTCGGTAATGACTGTCTTGTAGTTCATAAAGACCAGCAGATCCGCCCATTCTTTTATCAGCGGAGAAACATGCCGGGAGAGCTTGAGTTCGTAGCGGTCATAACTTCCAGCCCGACCAGGATCTTCATGTTTCCTGCTGATACTGTGAGCCAAGATCATAACGTGCATTCCTGAATCCACCAATGCGTCCAATTTGCCGAGCAGACGGTCAAAGAGTTCCTTCACGTAAATGAACCCCTTGCCGTACCCAAACCCTTCAATGCCATCCTTGTTATGGATAGAGCACAGGTACTCAGTCGCCAATTTTTCAGCCCAGTCAATGGTATCGATAACGAGCGTCTGATACCCATGGTGATCTTTGGTGAGATCAGTGACCGCAGACTCGATATGTTCCCACCCGTTGATGTCGTCAATTCGATCAACTTCCAAGTGGCGTGTGCCGCGTTCAACGTCGATGAACAAAGGCTTTGGAGCCCATGTACCGAACGTGCTTTTGCCAATTCCTTCCGGTCCGTAGAATACAGCCCGAACAGGTGCGGAGATTTTTCCTGATGATATTTTCATTTGTTTATACTTCTTTCAGTGTTGGTGCGTTTTGTTTGGTTGTACCAAATTCTTTACAAAGCTCATTTATGTGTTGAGCTATTACCATTGGAGGAGTCCCCGGAGGAAGTCCTGCTTTGACAATTTCTTCCACTCCACTGGTGGCGATGGAGCAATATTTTCGGAAGGTGTCTGAATCGCATCCGTAATCCGCAGCAAGTTTCTTATGGAGTCCCGGCAGGTTGTTGAACACCCTGGCTACAGAACCCGGCTTGAGGAAAAACCCATCGTACTCGACTCCAGCTTCGATTTGTTTCTTCACATAACCTTCGAATGCCTTTATGGTCTTCGTCGCGGCTCCAGTGAGCTTCTTGTCCCTAGCGAACAGCTTCAGCACTTCCGGCACTTGTTCGTCGGGCACGTCACCCGGTTCGATTTTACCCTGAAGTAGGGCATCGCGTATTTTTTCAGCGTTATTTGTATCCATTGTTTTTGAGTTCCTTTACTTCTTTCAGTTTTTTGAGTTTTTCAAGAGCTTGACGCTCCCATTTTCTTATTGTAGATTCTGGTATTCCTGTGATGCGGTGGAGTTCCCCACGGTTGAAAACTCGCCCAGGATGCATGATCGCAGCCCATTTATGCAATCGGATCAACCGATCATCCCTTGGCCCCTCGTCAAAAGGTTCCGGCAAGAGGGTTTGCTGCATCGGATTTGCAGCATGTTTCGACCTTCGATCCAGGCGACCCTTCACGTCATTCGCTCCTCCTGTTTGTACCACTTTGGAGGCTGGGTCGGGTTGAGTTGCACTACCTTCACCCGAATGCCCACCTTGTCACCCCATGCCTTCTCGACCAGCAATTGGGCAACTTGGTTATCATCCTCCCAGAACTTGAGGTCAGTCATGCAATCCTCCAATGTCTTCGGAAAGTTTGTGCAGTCTGGCTTGGTGTCCTTCCAAAGCCACCCCGAAAACTTGTTGCTTTTCTTTTCTGACTTACGCCAGGGGTAGACATAACAGATCTGGAGTTGAAGTGGACCCGTCAGCATTTCCTTTGGGGCATGCTCCTGCAACAATGACCAAAACATTCTTTGCATTTGCTTCCCTGCACTGGTCTTCTTCTTCCCCACGAACTGTTTGCCAGTCTTCCGGTTCTTCAGGATGGTGAGCCCTGCTTGGTGGGTGCTGGTCGGTGGTACGACTTCTAAGAAGAATTCAATCATGACTCAATTGTGTGGAATGCTATGAGAGTTTTTTCAATAGTCTCTCCATATTGGACCAATTTATTGAACCAATCATCCATTTCTTTCTGTGATTCAAATCCTTCTGCTTGGTAAAGTGGAATGTCTGATTTCCTCCCACAAATATAGTGCATTGAGCCATCCCGATACTTTGAGATACATATTGTCCAGAATCCTGTGACCTTGATTGCCGCTACATCTTTATGCTTGGATCGATAAGGCTTCCCGCTCCAATGGTGGAGCATTATTGGTGTATTTACGGGCCATGGTTTATCTCGGACCGTAGTGGTCTTGATTCCATCTCTCACTTTGTCAGCAAATCTGATGTCTAACGGTCGTTTAATCATGTTATCGCTTGGTTGAGGTTGTCGCAAATCCACGTACTCAGGCTCTTCCCTTCTGCCTGGGCCGCTTTTACGTAAGCGTTCTTGCTATCCATCGCCACTCTCAGGTGAATGTGTCCTTCCTTTACTGGCGGGGCTTTGTAGCCAGCAAGAAAAGAATCCACTATCTCTTTCTCTTCGTCGGAAAGATACCGATACCGGGCAGCACCTGGAGAATATAGCCTTCTGACGGCAAGAGCAGCAGGTTGGGGTGTCCAGCTCGCAAAAAGCCTGACCTCCGATTCTGGACCACAATAAACACCTTCCTGCGTATCATAAAGTGAGTTTTGTGGTGGCCCGACAAGTCGGAACCGATTGTTAATATTGATCGCAAGCATCATTTGACCTCCATTACTCCACTGATCTTGCAGCGTGGGAATTGCTTAGAGAAAACTTCACGAGACTCCTCTTCTGTGTCGGCACTGATCATTTTTTGACCGTGATCAATATGACCGAACTCAAAGGGTTCGTACCAAAACACCAACCACTGTCGTTTCGGTTTTTGGAAACCCCGGAAGAGACATCCAAGTAATTTGAGTATTCTGTTCATAGTTTGTTGAAAGTGATGCACCCCGACAGGCGGTGGTTTTAGATGACAATAGAGACAATAACCGATGAGGGTTGTTGTGATGCCTGCCAGGGTGCGAAAGTTAAGATCGTTTCGTGGTCAAGAAATACACCCCTACCAATAGAAGGGATATACCTGCTAGATATGTGAGGATGAAGTAGTCTGCGATTGTCATGATCGTTCCTTTATTCGTTGTTTAATGAGGGCAATAGCCTCCGCTGTTGGGGTCCAGTCGTTCCAGAGTGCTTTTGGGGTATCCTCCCAAGCCGCATGAAAAGACGTGACATTGAATTTACGGCGTACGCATTCGACATACAGATCGTGATACCGATCAAATAAATAAAGTTGCTTATCGTAGAAGAACCGCACATGACCCGTCCCCAAAGTGAACTCAGTCGGTAGGTTCTCCAGCTTGCCCTTGCCAGAGGTTATCGCATTCGGGATGCGTTTGATCTCCCGATGCTCGGCAAGTAAGTGCTTGTCCGAGAGGTCACGGGGAGGGATTCCTGCGTTGATGCGTGTCATTGGTAGTACTTTATGAGTTCTTCCGCTTCATTTTCGGTCAGGTATTCAGTCTCCCTGCTATGGTAGACCCCATCATCCCATGTTTCGGGATCAAAATTTGTTTTGATGTAGTCTTCGACCTCATGAGGTTGGAGGACCATGTATTGCTCATGTGAGCTGTTTCCGCCTTTTTGCCACGCGTTGATTCTGTAGATGGTGTATTCTTTTTTCATGGTATAAAGTTATTGGTGAAGGTTTATATTCGTTACGCAACGACATCGACATGAAGGTGGAAAATTGAATCAACACCATTTCTTTTCAGTTCATTTTGGCCAATAGACTCCAAGCAGTCTCCGGTAACATTGTCAGACAGATCATCAATGTAATGGTAACTCAAAACCAAGTTACGACCGTTGTCGGTTGTAGTTAGTTCGCCTTTTTGTGCTGCTGCGATTTGCTCCGCTGTTGGGTTGATGATCTGAGCAGTAGCGGTATATTTTTCAGGGTGATCGTAACCAAATGCTGTAAATGCTGGTTCTACAGCAGATTTAATTAAAAGGGTTGCTTTAGGGGCTGAGATAATTTCTGTAATATTCATTTTCTGTCTTTCGTTTTGGACTTCCTGAAACCGTCAGGTCGGTGAGGTTTGTCCCTCAATGTGGTTAGAATATCCCACACTTATGCACCCATGTCAACACTTTCTTGAAATTAATTCAAAAAAGTTTTCAGCCCTGTGTTTATCGGACTTTACGCATGCGTCCGCACCATTCGCCCCATGCATGGCGAAGGAATTTTCCGAACTTTTCCGCAAATTTTGGAGCATTGCACAAATCGCTGTCTTTTATTTTCTGACGCAGCCCCTGCTTCATCTCCAGTAACTTCTCGCGATTTTCCGCCAGCTCCATTGCCTTTATGAGATATCCTGACTCACTGCGGGTCACCAATTCCGGCAATCCAGCCGCTTCGAGCAGAGCCCGACCCACTTGAGCACAGTGGCGTGCACCTGGTTCATCTACCATCGTTACCACGGGTACACCCATCCAGAGTGCTTCGCAGGTCGTAGTGGTTCCGTTGTAGGGGTACGTATCCAGAGCAATGTCAATGGAGTTATAGGATGCCATGTGAGTCAAATTGGAAGGCACAAAGCCCAACAACTTTACCCGGTCCATAGGCATCCCTTGCTTCTCCAATCGCTCCAGGAATCTCTTTTGCATTTCCGGATCGCTACCGCTACGGCACTTGAACACCATCTCCGAATTCGGTACTGCCTCTAGGATATCACTCCAGAGCCTCAAGATGGTTGGCGAGAACTTACTGGGCTCACTGAATGTACCGAAGACGGTCTTGCCTTCCGTTAGGGAGTTCCTGATATGAATGCGGTCCCAGCTCGGCTCCGGGGTGTAGCAAATGAAAGGATGTAGCAGAATCTCCCGCTCCGTGTGGTAATGGTAGGTCGGGGCATAGGTGTCGGTGATCCTCCAGTCCATGTTATTGAGCCCCGTTGTATCGGGATACCCCAACCATGTCACCTGTACGGGTGCGGCCCTTCTTATAAATACGGGCAGTCGATTCTGTGCTGTATGCCCTGCGAGGTCTATTAATATGTCTATGTTTTTGCTGATGACATAGTTATTAACAAACTCCATTTCAAGCCCATGAATACGGTAGAATTCATCCACATTATTCTTCAGTACATCAGTTTGGCGATCCTCCTTTTTGGGGTCACGGTCAGAGAAACAAATGAACTCGAATTGCTCCCGGTCGTAGTGCTCAAAAAGTCCGTTGAGAAAAAAGAAAACCGAGTGTGCGTAAAAGTCCGGTGAGACAAATCCGATGCGTAATTTCTTCTTTCGGTCCGGTTCATTCGGGAAACTTAACACGTCCCGATCATTCACTGCATGTTTGCGTTGGTAACGCTGGTGGTCGATGTAGAGACCACGGTGATCAATGTCATCACGGTACTGTTGTGCCAATAGCCAATTGCTGTATGCTGGAGACGATTCCGGTCCAGTAGTCATCACGATCTCCTCAAAGATCTCACAGGCATCGAAGACATGCCCTTGGCGAAGCAGGTCGCAGGCCCGTTGGTTTTCTTGCTGAATATTCATCCTTCGCCCCCCTGAAAGTGTTTCTGCATGGCTTTGTAGAGCTTTACCAGCTTGGCAACGGTGAGCGTCTTGTTAAGGGTCTGTTCGACCGTCTTGCAGAATTGATCAAACTCCGCGGGATCAACACCGGAAAGGGTGATCTTCGGCACTGCCTGGTCACCGACTTGGAGCCAATACTGATTGCTCCCTTCGGGGCGACCGAGGATAGGGTGTCCTTTCACCGCCATGTCATGCAAAATGGAGCAGACTTCTGGTTTATCCAGTTTTTGCTTACTGGGGCATCCCTTCGGAAGTAGCGTCAGCAGTTTACCTGCGTAGAAAGTAAAGAAGGGTTCATCGGAGACCTCCGCACGGTGCTTTTGCAGCTTGTAGAGGTCATTGTTGAGCATTTGCCGCTCTTCGGGGGTGTAGTCCATCACTTCGATCCTTTCTTGTTTTTCGCCCGGTCCTGGGCGAGTAGTTGTAAAATGGCGAGTCCGGCCTCGACGGAGATGGTGGTCCTGCCGGACTCCCGGCAAGCGACGGTCTCCCGGCGAACGTCCAGTTTCTCCGCAACAGTGGCTTGAGTGCCGAGTTGTTTACGGATGTCCTTGTATTTATCCCTATTCATAAATTCTCGATCCATTCGTCTTGTTCAATTGGTACTTCTCGTTGAGCCCATTGGTAGAGTTCCACCATCAACCGGGAGTGATAAACGACCTCCAGGGGGCCGAAGAGGGTAAGAGCACCGCGATCCACAAATTCGACATGAAGATCCCCGTCCCATTTAATGGTGAAGGTGAAGTAGTCCTCGAAGCTGTAGGGTTTGTTATTGTCCCGCCACTCGAGCACCTTTTGGACATGTCCGGAGACTGAAGCCTCTTGTTTGTCTGTGATGGTCAGCTTGAAGTAATGGAGTTCGCCATCGTGTACGAGAAGTTCGGTATCATTCATACCCCCATCCTTCGAACGTGCCACTACCCCGTCAAGCCTAATTGTTAGGAAATATTACATCGACCATTCCATGCCCGCATGCGCGCGCGGCGTTCGTGCCATTCCAGGGTCGTCGCTCCGCTCCTAATCGCCAGGGGGGATGTAGGCTCACGTGGTGTGATCGTGCATAATGCGTACGCCCTCCGTCGCTCGCACATCGTCCCGGCGTACATGTACACACCAACCCCATGAACCCCGCATCATGTACCCGCACGATCCCGCATAATGCACGTCCGCTCCG